GAACATTGGAAAAATCAATTTTTTCCTCCACAACGGGAGCCGCCTGAGCAGCCTCCGCAGGAGCCGNTTGGAGAAGGTGTCAAAATCCACCATGTCCTTGAAGATGGGTTCGATCTTCACGTTGGAGAAGTCGATCTTCTCCTGCACGGGAGCCGCGGCAGGCACGGAAATGGCCTTTTCAGCCTTCTTGTCGGTATCCAGCGGCTTCATGGTGGGGAACAATTCACGGTATGCTCTATCTTGCCTTATCATGCTTTATTATCTCACATTTCGCATGAAATCCAAAACTTTTTTACCCATTTTGCTTTTATCTTGTTTTATCTTGTAATAGTCAAATGGGGTAAAATTTGGGGTAACGCCTTAAAACCCCAGATAGGCTTCGTGGTTTGTGTACACTTTATATATTATACACACCAATACCACCCATGTCAAATAGAGACTATTAGCAAAAAAAGAGGGGTACAGAAATGTACCCCTCTTCATTCATACAAGGAACCCACCGTTTTCCTCATGGTCTTGGTATACTCGCTTAATGTTGGCAATAGCCATGACCGCTCGGTTGTTCTTATATCCGGGGTGTGTTTCACAGAATCTCTCATACTCGTCGATGTCAAGGAGCATATCATTAAAACACTCATGTGTAAAGTCCTCGCCCCTCATAAGCTCAATGTTGAACCGCAGAATACGCTGGCGGTGCATACTCGCATCTCGCTCATCATCGTCCTGAATATGTTTTTCGAGCTTGTCATGTGTCTCACGTTGTTCCTTTTTGATGTCGGCGATCTCATTCAACACCTCACCGTTGATTGCTCTGCCAATCTTCTTTGACAACCATGACCAAGGATTTACCTTGATCGGGGCAATCTGAACAAAGGTCATAAGCAAAAGGAGCGTCCCGCCGCTCCATCCCAAGATCTCTCCCATGTTCATGTCATGTCCCTCCAAAGTGCTTATCGCGCCGTATTGGAGGTACCGTTGACAATCTTGCTCATATCGCACAGACTGTCAATCAGATCGGAAATCTTGTCCATATCGAGATCATAATTTACAGTATCGGCAGAAGCCTTAACCATAGCCATGACCCATTCCTTCCGATCTGCACCCTTCTCGAACATCGTCTCGGCGCGTTCCATGTAACTGGTAACGAGCTTAACAACTTCCGGCCAGTTTTTGTCCTGGATCGTTTTCCGCACATACTTCACCAGCTGGATTGCCAGCGGGATAGTTGCGGCAAGACCAGACAACACCGATACAATCAGTCGTACCCATTCAGAATCCATAGCACTCTATCCTCCTTTTTTATATTGCAGGGCTTTCTTTGCTGCCCTCTATGCCGTCCTCACAAAAATTGTGTGCTTTAGCAGTTGCGAATTTAATTCCTTCTCCATCAGCACCAGAGTTTTCTACCTCGCTCTTGTGTACAATTTTACTGAGCACAATACTGCAGGCAGTTCCTATTGGAGCAAAAGCTGCCGTGTAGCAAGCCAGTGCCCCAGTATACCCATATACGATACTCAGTCGAGCAAGGTAAAAGCCGCCGGCCAATCCAGCGGCAAGGAAAATCATGATACATACAGCAAGCCAGTTGGTAAATCCAAGGCGCGGCCTCTTCGATTTCGGCTTGCTTTTCTTCTTACCACGCTCGATCGAGATGGTCATTTTACGCCTTGCCCATCATCTGAGTCCAACGATAAAGAACGGTGACGAACTGCTCGCGGGTCAAAATGTCGCCCCACATACAATTCGGCTCGCCGCTGATGGTCGTACCATTACCGGCGATCAGACCATTCTTCGTTGCCCACTCGCGTGCTTCTGCGCTGTATGCGCTTGCGTCATTGTCCTGGAGTTCCTTACGCATTTCACCCCAGAGTTCTTTGAAACGTGTTACATCCATGTCATCATCCTCCGTTTCGCCATTGAGAATTTCCTGAACTTCCTTCCGCAGAGCATCCATGCTCTTGCCATGCTTCGGCCACCACTGCCCCACGTCGCCATGGTTAGAGCCGTAGCCGGCACGATATGACTCTGCATGATCGCTGATCCCAGAAATCGGATATCCGAATTTCTTGACCATATAGACATTCCATGCCACGACCATTTTCCACATCCGGTCGAAATAGCCCTGGTTTTTCGCCACGTCGTATCCGACCATCGTGCCACCAGCATAGGTGTGGCCTGCGGGTTCGCAAATCTCCCACTGCACCTTCGTGTTATTCCACGAACCCTTACTGCCGGAACCGCATCCCCACGGGCGACCATTCCATTGCAAAGCGAGAATAATTCGTCCTTCGCCCTTATGGAAGTCACCAAGGAGAGCATTAACACCCCAGCCCGCACTGGACTTGTTCATCGTGTTGAAAAACACATCGACAGAAGGTTGGGCGCAGCCAACAGAATGGTTTACGCAGCCAGCAGGCTTGATCGTTCTTCCGCTGGTATAAGCTCCGTTATCCGTCGCAGGGCGGATCTCCAGATGGCTTTCAACGTACTGAATACATTCTTGAACTGTCATCACTTCAAACCACCTCCACGTATTCTCTGCCCCAGTAAGGCTCGCCGCCGTCCTCTGATGTCTTCAGCACAGCATACCAAGCCTTACCGCCGTCTTTACGGAAACGCGGATCGAGTGTCTTAGAGCAGAACCCGAAGCCACCCTCATCCTCTGCCCCGCCACCCCGACACATTTCACGATTACATTCCGTGTTTTTTCTGGGATCGCACTCATAGAACAGGATTTTCTCTCCTGTCACGCCATCCACCAGGTACCCACCACGGGATACAATGTTGTTGATATCGACCATTGAAGTTCACCTCTTTATTTCCGAACGGTCAGATATTTTCGTTACTAACCGTAGATACTTTTCATGCCGGCGACCCCATGATTTGAGCAAGACGGTAGAGCACCGTCACGAACTGTTCACGGGTAACAAGGTCTTGCCACATATAGTTGGGTTCACCATTGATGACAGTCCCGTTGCCGGTAATCAAACCCATATCCAACGCCCACTGCCGCGCCTCAGCGCTCCACTGGCCGCAGTCGTTGTCCTGCAGTTCAGTTCTCATTTCCTGAAAGAGTTTTCTGAACTGTTCCAAATCAGAGTCGGACGCAGGAGCAGTCTGTGAGGCAAACTGGTCATAGTACCGCTGCCCATACTCAGCACGCTTCTTCTGAACATCCTTACTCTGGTTTGCCGGCTTCTCAAAGTTCAGCAGCACGGCATTGGAAGCCTCCAATACAGAGGTTGCCGCCCGCAGCACCGCCAGCACGCCGGGGTAGCTCCCGGACAGCTCTTTCCAAAGAAAATCCAGCTGCATAATGAGATCGCCGATAGATTTTCCAGACGCCTTAGCAAAATCCAGCAGGGCTTGCTTCCGAGTCCAAAACGTCCACTGAGCAAGGCCAAAGCCAGCCTTGTCCTGCACGAAATTTGTGTAGGTACCGTTATCCACAGCAGCTACATAAGCATTGTCATTCATGCCAAGAACGTTTTCATAACTGTTCTGCAAATTTCGAGGATTAAGGCCGCTTTCGGCAAACAAGTTGCCCATCAACCCAGCGATCCCATACTCACTCAATCCCTTCTTTTGAAGGTAGTCATGAATTGTCAGTTCGTTCATCTCGCACCTCCTTACAGATCAGAAAGCGCGACTTGCTTCTGTCCGACGATTTCACCGTTCATGCAATACTTGCCGATTTCGTCCTCATCGTCGATATCCTTGTAGATATCCACCATTTCCAAGCTCTCCCATCCAATGATGGTCTTGATCACAGAATCGGGCAGGTTTGCCTTGGCAAGTGAAGTCGTAAAGAAGTGCCGGAGACTATGCCAATACACAGGGATACCCAGAATATTGGAGAAGGTCTCCGCCCAGCTGTTCAGCGTAGAGATAGGCACCGTCTTCGTAGGATCGTCCCTGTCAGGGAACAGCCACTCACTTTCGATACCCAGATCTGCCCGCTTCGCCATCCACGCATCGAAGTAGGGCTTGAAAGGCTTTGCCAGCACATAGCAGGTAAGCATTTTTCCATTGACGCCCTTGCCCTTCGTTCTGACTTTCTCAGGCGTTTTGTAAAACGTGCCATAGATGATGTTCTCGTCGTCGAAGTACGACACTTTGAATCGCGTCAGCTCAGACTTGCGCCGTCCAGAATACCGCGCCAAAGCGAAGCAGCAGGCTTTCTCGTACTGCCCGCGCTCCATCAGATAGTCCAAGAGTTGATCGGCCTGTTCGTCGGTCAGCACCGTCTTCTCTCTGGTCGGCTCATTTACCGGGTTCTCGATCTTGCGGACGATTGACCGGAAGTTGGGAAGCTCGTCATCCAAGATTGCTTCGATGTAGTTGCTCAAAGATGACAACGTACTCTTCAGCCGGCGCACACGGGCGGGAGAGTTCTCGTTGTTCCGCAACAGCCAGTTTTGGTACGAGATGATGTCACGCTTGCTAATCTCCGGGAAATACTTGTTGTCCGCATTTTGGAGTACCCACACGAAGAAAATATACAAATCGCTCGTATATGCCTTAACGGTGGAATCCGCCTTGCCGATACTCCGCAGGTATTCCAGAAAATCGTTCATCAGCCGAATGTTCTTCGGGTTGATCTGGGAGATCAATTCCGGGCTGGTGATCTTGTTTTGTCTCGTCTTCCGTCCCATAACTCTCACCTCCTTTTTCGTATGAAGAAAGAGCCGCACCTTTTTTTAGGTACGGCTCTTAAAAATGGTTAGCAAATAGCTGTTTTATTCTGTTATGTGTAGCGGGGCTTCTCTCCACCCTCTACCGCATACCTCATCCAGTCCAGTATGACAATACCCACAACGGATAGGACGAGCCACAGCAAAGTAAACTGCGGGCAGATTTGTCCCAGGATGTTCCCGGCCAAGTGCGAATAATCCCACACTCCCAAACCAAGCCACACATTCAAAACAAGTCCGGTAACGAACTCTAACGCTGTAATCGCGGCAGCACAGATACACGCCTGCCCTACCAGCGGCATTCCCCAGGGAAGCTCTGCTCCGAAGCGTTCCAGGGGGACGGCCAGAATAATCGCCAACGCAAACATCGTCCAGCTGATCGTTTCTGGCCTACCCTGAGAAGTCTTCCAGATGACCTCGCCGAAGAAATACACACCGCCAGTCCAAAACCAGAGCAGGACAGAAAGCACCAACTTCCCAATTCGTTTCCGCTCCATGCTTATCTTACTCCCATTCTCCGGCAATTTCTTTCAGCCGGTTTTGTTCCCGCAACGCCTCTTCCTCTTTGACCTCAGCGCCAAACTGTGCCAACATAAAGGCTTGTGCCTTAATGATCTCAGCCTGACGAATGCAAATGTCGGTTAATTCCGCAATCAACTCAACGCTGCTCATGCGGCACCGCCCAGCTTTTGCATGATAGCTTTCATCTGAGCCTGGGCTACTGCCATCTTCTCAGACAAAGCCGCAGCATAGGGTTCGGGCAGATCCATACCATACTGCACAGCAGCGATCTCCTCAGCGTCAGTCATGGCATTGACATAGCTCTTGAGAGCATTGTGATATGCCGTCTGACCAGTAATCAGCGTCTGAGCCGCAACGTAAATCTGAGCAATCTCGGTAGCAGAATACACCGTGCAGGTTCCATCATCGGCCTGATAGGGGAACTCAGTACCCCCAAGCTCAACCACGCGGAACAGATTGTTGATATTGCTCTGATCCTCCAGTTTCAGATTGAAGTGGTCAAGGCGATCCCCGATAGGTACGTCTACGCCGGCTACGATGACCGCGTTGCAAGCCTTGGAAATCTCCAAGAGTTTCGCTGCACGTACAGTTTCCAAGGCATTGTCACTACCAAGGATTTCCACTGCATCTTCGGTCGTGATCCAACCATTCGCAACGGCCTTCAGAAGGCCGTTCGCTGAAATGGAGGGTTCAATTCCGCGCAGACCATTTTCATACATTTCTCTCAGTTTACCCTTCATCTCTCAGCCCTCCAAAATTGTCCGAATCAGACCTTCGATGGTAGTCTGATGGCTTTTGAGTTCTTGCCCACCGTCGATTTCTGAGACAACGACAGTATCGGCACCCTCAATATCTTCATGCCCAACCAAGTTATAGGCCACGCTCTTGAATGCCACACCGATAGCATCTTTACGAGTTGCTGTAGTAAAACATCCGCCATCACCATAACGAATGTAGTTGACAGAATCGGTAATACCCAATTCCGTCCCGTCAATTTTGATAATCCGATACATTACTTGACCTCCTTTGCACCAATCAACTTGGCGATATGTTTCAGATCTTCGATTTCAGCATTATAGAAATCGTGGTTCCAAAGCCAGAAATCATCACGATCACTGCACTTGTACTGCTGGCAGCGAGGATCATCCCAAATCTTATCCCATCTGTCCTGATGTGCCTTATCATGCTTTGCAAGTGTAGACTTGATGGTTTGAATGAGTTTTCCACGCAGAAGCCCTTGTCCATCGTCGTTTTGCGCAAAGAACTCATATGCGCAATCACTGAACACGGCACATACCGGTTTCCCGTTGTGCAGCAAAACATTTCCACCCACTTCCAGCTTCGTGCCGTATGGGATATTTACTTCGCCGCTAATAGTCTTGAACTTTGCTCTTTTTACTGTGATATAGCTATTGTGGTTCACCGTGATATACCTCCAAATAAGAAAACACCCGAAGACTTGCTTCGAGTGTAATCTGTTAGTTATTTTTTACGCGGACTTCTTTAGTTGTTCTTGCTCTCTATACCGATTAAACATGGCATAGTGCAGCCGCCTCAACCGTAACAACCTGCCGTGATCGTCAAAATGCCTGTAGTACGCAGTCTGGCATTCCATATATTGATCTATCTCGAAAAGTGTTTTCCTGCCAGCAAGATATTCCCTATGGAACATTTTCAACTTACGCCTTGCACGCTTCACACCATCACGGCTACCATTGATCTTGATTGCTCCGGTTTCCGTCAATGTGAAACGAGCCTTACAAAACCTAAACGGCTTTGTAAGCGGAATGATTTTGCACTTTTTCTTATTCACCCTAATACCGAAAGACTCAAACTTTTTAACAATATCTCTTGCTATCTGTTTCAGTTCTTCAATATCATGGTAAATAACATAGTAGTCATCCATGTAGTGACCGGCACAGTGAAGACCAAGCTGGCATTTGATATAGTTGTCAATCGCACTTGGAAGAGACACCATCTCCTGCTGGCTCGGCTCCACGCCCAAAGGCATACCTCTACCAGGCGCATTGCCATAAGGCGCATAGTCAATAATCGCGTCTGCTACTGCCCGAATCTGCGGGTCAAACATTACTTGCTGATGCCGACGATAGATGATGTCTCTGTTAGCATTCGGAAAGAAGCTCTTCAAGTCAAGAAGGAATATGCCCCCTTCTCTTCCATAGCGTCGGTAATGCCATGCAAGCTGTTGTGTTACCCTACGGAAATGCCAATGTAGTCCCTTACCTCTCTGACTTGCTCCGTTGTCGCAAATCATACCCGGATGATAAAGGGGAATGAGGACTTCATTTGTAAAAACCTTATGAATCTGCCGATCGTCGATGTGCGGGGCATCAATCGGTCGCACTTTTCCACGCTCAGAAATGGTGAAATGTGCGCACTTCTTTTGTTTCCACTTACCGTCCAAAACTTCACGCCGTCTCTTGGCTGTTCCAGAAAATAAGTGAAGCTCAAAGTTTTGCGTACTCTGTTTCCAACGGACACCCGTACAACATTTTCTTCCATAGAAGAACATATCGTGATAGTTGAAAACATCTTGAAGTGTACCGACTTCTTTGCTTCGTTTTAGTCTGTTTGCTTGTCGCTTTGATTTTCTGCGATGATATCTTGCCTCTCGGCGTTCTTCGCTTGTCATAAAAAGTGTTCGCCCTCCGCATAGTTGTCTTGTAGGTGCGCATCTAAACTACTTTGACCCGACACATGAAACGAGGATAGCGCAAGTACCCCGCCATGCAAGCAGCGTCCGTGTAAGGTCGTCAAAGGGCAGTTTTAGGGATTTTCACCCAGGGAAGTATCTCTCCTTTTGCGAGGGTCGTCTTTCACCTATCGGTTACTCCATGTGACCCCGCATCGCAAAATCCGGGCGCGAGCGCAGCCGCATTCC